GTTTCATAGATTTTGATAATTTCATATTATTAGTTATACATGCACCAGCGTCACCAAATGCCCCCAAGTTTTTACCCGGATAAAATGAAAAACATCCTATGATACCAAGAGTTCCAACATGGACCCCATTTATCTTGGCGCCAACTGCCTGAGCACAATCTTCAATAACTGGTACACCAAGTTTTAAAATTCTATACACATCGCAACACTGTCCATATAAGTGAACAGGTATGATACAGTCCAACTTTGTCTCCTTTTCCAATTTTGATATATCCATTAAACCAGTTTCACAATCAACATCTATAAAAATAGGAATGTGACCGGCTTGAACAACCGCCATTGCAGTTGCTGCATAACTCACCGCTGGAACTGCAATACGCGAACCTTTATCAAGTTCAAGAGATTTTATAGCCAAATAAAGAGCATCAGTTCCATTTGCACATGTTACACAATATTTAGACTTGGTGTACTCTGCAAATTTTGCACCAAATCCCTTGCGATCATCTACAAATGCTGATTCGTCAATAACTATATCAAGAGCATCGTGAAATGCCACTTTCAAGTCTTTATGAATACGATACATATCATTATATGGAATCTTCATTATTAAAGGGTAGGATGATAGTATCTTTAATAATGAAATTTATAATAGTTGGACTTGGTTATTTTGGTAAAATAATTCATTCCAAATTAAAAAATGAATCGATTACGGTTGTTGACCCTTTTTCAGAATCATCTGATTATAAAACAGTTGATGAAGTTCCTTTTACAGATGGAAAGTGGTTTGTGACATCACCGGCTTCGACACATTACAAAATACTCTGTGAACTTTTTGAAAAAGGTGTCAAGGATATATGGGTTGAAAAACCTATATGTGCAACACTTTTAGAGACTCTTGATGTATTTGCAAGAGTACCTGATGGTGTTTTTTTATATTGTGATTTTACTTGGTTAAAACATTCTGCCATTCTTTCCATGGGTGAATATATTTATAACAATTCAATTCAACATCTGGAACTTAAATGGTTAAATGATGGTACACATATTCCAAGTGATGTAAACATAGTCATGGATCTCGCAGTTCATCCTATATCAATAGTTACATACTTTTTATTCAAAAATAAAGATACTATTGATACTATTCAACTTGTATATAGTTCAAACAAATCAGTTGTGTTATGTGGTAAAAGTAAACAAGGTTGTACATTTAATATAGAAGTAAGTAACAATTCAAAAAATAAAATACGAACAATTAGTTTGTACTCTAAAGATTCTATTCGTTGGAACTCACAATCGGAATTTTATATTGAAAACATTGGTCAAGTTGAACCATCCGATGCAATAGAGAATAACATCAACTGCTTTCTTACAGGTAGAGGAAATCCGGTTTTTTGTTTGGATATTGCTAAAATACTTGAAAGAATCAATTGCTTTTAAAATCATTTGTTCTTTTTCTAAATTTGATAGATTAGATCGTTCTATTCCAATTATGTTAACCTTAAGGGGTCTTGCAGGAACCCCACCCCATGTTAAACCATCGGGTGACACACCTTTAAAAAATGAACCAGCACCGATCATACAACATTTTCCTATATTTGAACCTTGATGTATACTTGCATTCATTCCAATTGTTGTATAATCTCCAATGTGTACATGACCTGCTATACATGCATGAGGACAAACTGTTACACCGTCTCCTATAACACAGTCATGTCCTATAAAACACGTATTCATTATATAACAGTTTGAACCTATACAACTATCAGTTTTACCCGGATGATTTATTATTACATTTTCACGTATTACTGTATCAACTCCAATAGAAACAGTTCCAATAGACTTTTTATTTCTCCAATCAGGTTCAGTAAACATTTATATGTACAAAGTGTACAGTCTTTATTCGTGTATAAATAGATAATTAGATTCGGGTTTTGATATTACCCTGTATCCAATTTCTTTAAGAAATGGAATTATAGGAGATGTTTCAAAATCAAAAATTTCAATATACATTGAAGGTTTATATGTTCTTATAGTTTTTTCAGCTCCTAATAAAACTTGATATTCATGTCCTTCAACATCTATTTTTATAATACTTGGAACTCCTTGATATACATCATCAAGTCTATCAGTTGTTGCAGATATACATTCTGATAAATGTTGTTCACTCGGGTGTATAGACCAACCTCCATAATTTGTTAAACCAAAATCTTGTGAACGTGGTTTATATAGTTCAACAGTTGATATAGTATTTGACAGTGCAATTGGATATACTTTTACCGGATTACTCAGATTATTTTGAGAAACATTTTTATTTATTATAGAATGAAATAAAGGTTCAAATGTATGAACTGGCCCATAATCTGAAAACATTAATGAGTTGTAACCTATATTACCTCCTATATCAATTATATCAGTTCCTGGTTTATATAACTGTGGTAAATCTTGTCTCATCCAACCATCCCATTCATACCCATGAGACAATGTATTTCTAATATATAAATCATCTGAAATAACATCGACAAGATACTTGTTTACTTTAACTGTATGGCTTGGAAACATTATTACTATTATTTATTGTATAATCTTTAACTTGAACTTTTTTTGTACAAGTACTTTTGCTTCCGTTAAAGAAGGTTTAGACCATAAGAGCCACCGAGACCAGAACCCCGCTGTTTGAAACCCTTTGGGTCTCCACTGTTCACGACGCTGATGCCTCGTCAAGTATCTTTTCATTCGTTCTGGGTCTTTATGTATAGTATAATCAGAGTATCCAATTTGACCAAAGTCAACATGTTTACCGTTGCTGAATACAACACGAAACTTTTTGTCTCTCCTTGGACTTTTTAGGAGAGTCACCTTCATTTACAAGTATTAGAGAATTAAAACTATTATATTGTAACCATGCAGATGCAACTTGATTCTGATTTCCTCGCAAAGTATGCCAAGGTCACCCCTCCTTTTGGATTCAATGGTCTCGGAGAACTCGTGTACATGCGAACATATTCTCGTCTGAAACCCAATGGAGAAAATGAAAAGTGGTTTGAGACCATTCAGCGCGTTGTTGAAGGAACATACAGTCTCCAGAAAAAACACATCGAACATCTCAGTCTCGGTTGGAATGAAAAGCAGGCTCAAGCAAGTGCTCAGGAAATGTATGACCGCATGTTCAACATGAAGTTTCTTCCTCCTGGGCGTGGTCTCTGGGCCATGGGAACTGATATCGTCAATAAGAAGGGTCTTGCAGCCTCACTCAACAACTGTGGCTTTGTAAGCACTGAAAACATGGGGACCAAAGATTCATTTTCCAAGGCGTTTACATTCACCATGGACATGTCTATGCTTGGGGTCGGGGTTGGATTTGATACCAGGGGCGCTGGCAACTTTGTAGTTCAAAAGTCTGAACTCGAGAGTACAGTCTTTGTTATTGAAGACACTCGCGAGGGCTGGGTCACAAGTGTTGGAGCTCTTATTGATTCTTTCAATAGTGGTCCAAGTGTCACATTTGATTACACCAAGATTCGCCCTATGGGTATTCCTTTGAAGACTTTTGGAGGTCTAAGCAGTGGCCCTCAGCCTCTCATTGATCTTCATGACAAGGTTGTCGAGACTCTGACCAGGAACATCGGACAACTTGTCACGGTAACTTCAATTGTTGACATCATGAATCTTATTGGAAAGTGTGTTGTATCCGGGAATGTTAGAAGGTGTCTTCCAGAAGGAACACTTATTCATACACAAAAGGGTCTCATTCCCATTGAAAAGATTGAACCTGGAACTCTTGTGTATACGTCAGAAGGTCTGGAAGAGACTTGTGAATTAGTTTACCAAGGTGAACAGGAAGTTATTACAATAACCACCGAACTTGGTGATTTTGAATGTACTGAAAAACATAAAATGGCAGTTGTAAGTGGTCTAGGAACTTATACATGGAAATGTGCTAATGAGTTACTTGATGGAGATCAACTTGTATTTCCAAATCATGTAGTTGAAGGTGAAGAAACCATTTCATTAAAAGATGCATATGATACCGGATACAATGATTCAAAAAATAATAAAACTATATCAAACTATATTCTATGTGGTACACCTGATATTCGTAAAAGTTATTTAGATGGACTAACACATGAATATGTAGTCAATAGTAATAAATGTTTATTTATTTCAGAAAATTCAAAATTTCTTAAAACAGTTCAGTGTATATATGCATCACTTGGTATTCCAACTAAAATTAATAATACACATCTTTCTAAACTTGAAAAATCTAAAACTTCTTCTTCAAACTTTTACCCAATCAAGTTCAACTGTATATCTCGAACTGGAAAAGTTTGTGCTACATATGACATTGCAGTTCCATCTGCCAAAGAGTTTATTGCGGCGGAAGGTCTACTGGTTCATAATACAGCTCTCATAAGTTTTGGTTCAAAAGATTCCGAAGAGTTTATGGATCTCAAGGATTACACAAAGAATCCTCAGCGAATGGACTTTGGGTGGACTTCAAACAATAGTATCTTTGCCGATCTGGGTATGGATTACACAGAAGTTGCTAAACGCATCTGTATCAATGGAGAGCCTGGAATTGCATGGCTCGAAAACATGAAACAGTACTCTCGCATGTGTGACCCACCTGACAACAAGGATTACCGGGTCATGGGGGGTAATCCTTGTCTCGAACAGTCGCTTGAATCATACGAATTATGTTGCCTTTCAGAAAATTTCCTCAACCGCGCAGACTCCCTGGAAGACTTTCAGAGGACTCTCAAGTTTTCATATTTGTATGCCAAGACTGTGACTCTGGCGCATACTCACTGTTCTGATACAAATCGTGTTCAG